ACTGATATAATAGAACTAGCATTCTATTATCATGAGTCGCGGGTCTCCGAATATGGCTAGTTAAAGGTATTAAGATGAAAGAAAACGGCTTGAAATATAGCCGTTTTTTTTTGTATGCGTATTCATCACATATTTAGGATAACAAAACCACATATAAGCAAATAAAAGGAGGATTTCAAAATGATTACAGCTCTGAAAGGATTTATCGAAATTATGTATCCGGAGAAAGGCGTAAAAACTATGATAAATGTTTCAAACATTGGATACATTTATGAAGGAAGCAAAGATGGAATACCAGGAGTGTATTTAAAACTTTTGGTTGGCGGACCAAACGGTGACGAGATTTGGTGTTGTGGCTCTTACGAAGATATTAAAAAAGTTATTATAAAAGCAATGAGATAATAAAAAATGAAGGGATTGATCATTTAGGTCGGTCCCTTTCTTTTTGTTTGCACTCTTGTGGACACATATTTAGATATGCAGAAAGAGAGGTGAAAAGATATGAGCAAACGAAATGTACGGGATCAAAAAGAAGTGGAGAGAAAGAGTGTAGCATCGGTTCAATCGTACCAAGATCAGAGTGTAACCAAAGAGGAGTGGCGACGAATGTGTGAACATGAAAAGAAATGGTGTGAATACCAGGAAGTCGCCGGAATGGATCGGTTACAAGCTCTGGGGTACATACAAGGGATGCCGACATTTGAGCCAATGTAAGTGAAAACGAAGAGACATAGAACACATATTTAGGACAGATAACAAAACAACTATGAATATAAGGAAGGTGTTTATTGTGAATTATCATGACATTGTGAAGGACAATATGTTAAACGGAGACGGTATTCGTGTTGTTCTTTTTGAAAGCGGATGCACTCATCAATGTCCAGGTTGCCAGAATCCTCAAACATGGGATAAAAACAGTGGAATCCCTTTTGACAGTGAGGCAAAGCAGGAATTATTTGAAGCTCTACGGAAGCCGTATATTGACGGAATTACGTTTTCTGGCGGAGATCCACTAGCAACTTTCAATCGTGATGAAACGTTGAATCTCATAAAAGAAATCAAAGATAAAATGCCAGATAAAACTGTTTGGGTATATACAGGATACACAAAAGAAGTACTGCAGCAGCAGGATCCGGTTTTCATGCAAGATTTGTTATCACAAATTGACGTGCTTGTTGACGGTCCTTTTGTGCAGGAAAAACTCAACGTTAATTATGAATGGGCAGGTTCGACAAATCAAAGAGTTCTCAGAAAAGAGGACGGTTTTATGAAAAGTACATCAAGTGTATATGAGTACGAAGACCGAAAAGGTTCAGTAATGGATGAATGTGTTTTCAATGCAAACCAATTACAGGATCAGGAGATTACTTCAGATGATAACTATGAAGATATTGATGATATCGATGATCTGAGTTTGTAAGCATTCATCCCATATTTAAACTGAAACAAATATAAACAAATAAAAGGAGTCCGAATACTCATAGCGGATTCCTTTGTTAAAAAGGAGGAATAAATATGAGTACAAATATTACAGTTATCAAAAATGGCGACAAAGGAATTGAAGCCTTTGAGCCGGCAAAAATCAAAGCAGCAATTGAAAAATCTGCAACAAGAGTTGGTGTTGAATTGTCGGATACTCAGAAAGATCGGGTAGTAGAAATTGTAGAAGATATTATTGCATCGAAAGCTCTTAATCAGGTAACGGTCGAACAGTTACACTCATTTGTCGAAATGGCTTTGGATGATGCAAGTCCGGTAACTGCAAAAAGTTACAGACAGTATCGTGACTTCAAAGCTCAGTTTGCGAAGATGATGAATCGCGTAGCAAATTTTGCAGAAACGGTAATGTATCGTGGTGATCGAGAAAACGCAAACAAAGATTCAAGTCTTGTTTCAACACAGAATGCGTTGATTGCATCGGAATTTGGTAAAGAGATGTATATCAATCAGTTTTTAACCGCGATTGAAAGATCCGCAGAGGCAAAAGGTTTTATTTATCTTCACGACAAGGATAAGAGACTTTTTACCATAAACTGTTGCTTATTCTTAATGGGTGTCCTGCTAAAAAATGGATTTGAGATGGGTAACGATTGGTACAACGAACCTGGCACTTTGGATGTAGCTTTTGATGTGATCTCAGATATTGTGTTGTCAGCAGCTTCACAGCAATATGGCGGATTCACAATTCCTCAGATAGATTTCTTACTTGAACCATACGCAAAGAAAACGTATGAGAAAACTTATAAGAAACGGATGAAGGAATATAAAGAACTTGGCGTTGATATCGAGAAAGCGAAACAAAAAGCAGAAGAAGCAGCAATGGAGCAGGTTGAATACGAATTCAGACAGGGATTCCAGGGCTGGGAAATGAAATTTAATACTGTTGGATCCAGCAGGGGCGACTACCCATTTGTAACAGTTACATCTGGATTAAATACCAGTAGATTCGGTGTTCTATGTAATGTAACAATGTTCAAAGTACATATGGAAGGTCAGGGAGCTCCTGGTAAAAAGAGACCTGTATTATTCCCGAAATATGTATATCTGTATGACAAGGAAACAAATGGATCAGGTCCAGTGTATGAAGCTGCATTCGAGTGTTCTTCAAAAACAATGTATCCGGATTGGTTATCACTTTCTGGCGAGGGATATGTTCCGAGCATGTACAAAAAATACAAAAAAGTCGTATCACCCATGGGCTGTAGAGCGTTTTTAAGTCCGTATTACGAAAGAGGTGGATTTGAACCAGCAGATGAAAACGATGTACCTGTATTCGAAGGACGTTTTAATGCTGGAGCAATTTCATTGAACCTTCCATTGATTTACTTAGACGCAAAGGCTCGTGGCGTTGATTTCATGAAAGAACTTGATTACTATCTTGAGATGATTAGACAGTTACATATCAAAACAAAAGCATTCCTTGGTGAAAAGAGAGCGAGCATTAATCCTCTTGGGTTCACACAGGGTGGTTTCTATGGTGGTAACTTACGACCAGATCAGAAGTTAAAAGAGTCAAAAAAACTGATGGAAGCAACAACCTACAGTTTCGGAATCACGGCTTTGAATGAATTGCAGCAGGCTTATAATGGGAAATCCATTGCTGAAGACGGAGAGTTTGCACTTGAAGTATTACAACACATCAATCGCAAAGTTAACGAATACAAGCAGGCAGATCACATTTTATATGCAATTTATGGTACACCGGCAGAAAGTCTCTGTGGAAAGCAGATCAAGCAGATGCGCGAGTATGTTCGTGAAAATATGGAGCAGCTTGAAGCAGCTGGATACACAGTCAGACACACAGGAGACGGAGATTATGTTATCGATGGTGTTTGTGATAAGGAGTATGTATCCAACAGTTTCCATTGTCATGTAACTGAAGATATTACACCAATTCAAAAACAAGACTCAGAAGACAGATTTTGGAATCTTTGTAATGGTGGTAAGATTCAGTACATCAGATATCCTCTTGGATACAACAAAAAAGCAATGAGAACTTTGATTGACAGAGCTATGGATCTTGGCTTTTATGAAGGAGAAAACCTCGCTTTGAACTATTGTGATGATTGCGGATATGAACAGATTGATATGGCAGATGTATGTCCAAAATGTGGTAGCCGAAATATCACAAAAATCGATCGTATGAATGGATATCTTGCATTCTCGAGAGTTCATGGGGCGACTAGATTAAATGATGCTAAGATGGCAGAGATTAAAGACCGTAAATCAATGTAATACAAACATAAAGAGTCAGCCGATTGGTTGGCTCTTTTTGTATACGATATATTCGTTATTTCCATGTTTAGAACTTACTCATATTTATTAAGAAACATACAAAAATAGCTTATAAAGTAGGAGTATTGAAAATGTGGAAAGATATTATTGGTTGGGAAAAATATTATGAGATTAATGAACATGGAGACGTTCGAAATAAATTAACAAAACATTTGGTTATAGGTGATAAAAATAGTGTTGGATATATGCGTGTTTGTTTATACAATAAGAATCACAATCCGAAGAAACAACGATTTTTTAGGCATCGATTAGTTGCAACACATTTTATACAAAATCCATATAACCTTCCAGAAGTAAATCATTTGGATACTGATATCACAAATAATGATGTAAGTAATCTCGAATGGGTAACAAGAAATGAAAATGAGCAACATTCGAGATTGTTAGGTCATAAACCATACAAACCATTTGTTGTTACAAAAGAAGATGGAAACAAAATAAAATATGATAATAGAATATCATTGGCAAAAGAATTAAATACCTCAAGACAAACGATCAAAAACTGGCTAAAAGGTAGATCAAAAGGCTATAAAAACTACGGCATCACGAGTATTCAATACGTTGATTCATCCCATATTTATACTAACAATAATCAGAAAGGAATGTAAAAACTTATGGCATCAAAAACAACTCAAAACCAAAACCAAATCACACGCTGGTCTGTAATGCTCGGTGTGAATCCCGGATATGATAATACGGTCTATTTTACGCCAGATTTGGCCATCCAAAAAGCTATTCCCTTCATCAGACAGCGTTTTTCCGGTTACTCGGAAGTTGGTGTAGCACCTGCTGCCGCTGTCTACAATCGGGCATGGGGATGTCCTGATGGCGGAGAAGTCGGTGTCGTTCTAAAAGGAAACATAAAAGGAAACATGAGCGAGGATCAGAAAGAACAGATTGAAGAATCACTCGCTGCTTTGATGGCTGATCTTGGTCAGTCAACAGGTACAGTCGAATACGAATCATTAAGTATCAATGGATGTGATCATCGCAATAGCACCTATATTCAGAACGAATACGAAGAAAACGTAGAAAGATCTGAAGACACACTGATCAAATCAAGCTTTACGGATAACGAAAGCGGTATCCATTTTCACATCCGATTGCGCGGAGATATGGAAGAGATCGGAAATCTGTTGCAGAATCAAATGGAAACCGTAGAAGATGGAGAGTATACGGTGACTGGTGTGCTGACAAGAGAGAACGTTGCAGTATGTTATAAGGGCACACAAAATCTGGTATTTGCACCAGACTGTAATGCATATTTGGACGCCTTAAATAAGGTCGTTGAAACAGTGCAGGATTATTTGTGCGGAGATCCAGTAATCGACGTCTCATCAGTGGGCGACGAAATCAATGATGTTCCAAACAAACCGTTATTATCAGACGGAACTGAAGATTTTGATCCAGGAGATGATCTCTAATTGATCGAAATCAAGGACTCCCTCATCTTTAGATGAAGAGTTAGAACCCAGAGTTACGATATCTAAAGCGCACATTACGAAGGCAGAATATTTAATCGTAACCGGAAGAATCGAGCCCCTAATATCTGACACATTCAGGTATTTCGGGCTCTTTCTTTTTGGTTACGAAATGTATTAATCTGCTACACGCTGCTCCATATTTATGGAAAACGGGTGTATGGAGGTCTGTTTTATGAGCAAATTGAAACGTTTTGTAGTCTTGTTTTTATCATTATTCATTCTTGTTGGTACCATGTCCGGGTGCGCAGAACTTGTGTCCTCAGAAACGATCACGGTCAACGCGGAAATCAGTAATACATATCATAGCGGTTTTTATCAAACTCCAATAAAGATCGGAAATACGACAACCTATATAACGCACCCTGAAAGTTGGGCTACGTATATCATATACGAAGACAAAGAATATGTGATTGGGACAAAAGAGATATACGATCTCTGCAAAGACAGAAATGGAGAAACAGTGCAGGCTACATTTATCGTCAAAACATATGATAACGGCACTGTCATATACAATTTAACCGACGTCGAATAATGGGAAACAAGAGAGTCATCCATGAGGTGGCTCTTTTTGTATGCCCATATTTCGGTTTTGTATATTGTATTCAGTATTTACCCTCTTTGGAACCCATATTTAGTGCATCTAAAAAAAAGAAAGAGAGATGCACTATATGGATAACAAAATTATCAGCCTGTTTTCCGGATGTGGCGGAATGGATCTCGGGTTCGAACGTGCTGGTTTCGAAATCTCGGTCGCCAATGAATTCGATGCCACAATCTGGGAAACGTACAAACGAAATCATAAAAATACGCATCTAATTGAAGGCGACATCAGAAATGTAACTAAATCAGATCTTGAACCCTATCTTAAGTTGCAACCAGGAGAACAATTGGCAGGAATTATAGGCGGACCACCATGTCAGTCGTGGTCAGTAGCCGGAGCCGGAAAGGGAATTGAAGATAAGCGAGGACAGCTTTTCTTTGAATACATTCGTGTGCTCCGGGAATTTCGACCACAATTCTTTGTAGCTGAGAATGTTCCCGGGATGATATCAAAGAAACATGCGGATGCGGTTGATCGGATCCTTTCTTTGTTTGCCGAGTCTGGTTACAACGTTTCCGTATATAAAACAAATGCTTGTAACTATGGATTAGCGCAAACGAGAGAACGGATCTTCTATATTGGCATCCGAACTGATCTTGATATTTCATTTGTATTTCCAGACGGAGATCCAGAACATATTGTAACACTGAAGGATGCTATTTGGGATTTACGAGACAATGCTGTTCCAACACTTGCAAGAAACAAACGTAATCCTGCAGCGGTTAATAACCATGAATATTATGTTGATAGTTATTCTCCGGTATTTATGTCCAGAAACCGTGTCCGCAGCTGGGATGAGCCTGGTTTTACAGTGCAGGCATCCGGACGCCAATGTCAGATACATCCAAACGCACCAAAAATGCAGCAGATATCAAAAGATTCGTACTGTTTTGTCCCGGGTGCTAAAGATCGGTATCGAAGAATGAGCGTCCGAGAAGTAGCAAGACTACAAGGGTTTCCGGATGATTTTGAATTCATGTATGAAAATGCGAATAATGGATACAAAATGATCGGAAACGCAGTACCAGTTAATATGGCAGAAGCGATTGCTAGAAATCTGATGAATGCATTGAAAGCCAGCCTCGATATTTCAAATAGTACTATGGAAGGCTAAGCAAATTAGAGATCGACTTTATATTGGGGTTGGTCTCTTTTTGTTTCCAAAGTATTTGTGTGCGATGGTTTTAACCCATATTTAGGATAACAAACACACACAATAAAGGAGGAAACAAAATGAGTGAAGCAACAAAAATGAGTGAACCTGTACATGGATACAAAGTGTTTAATCCAGATTGGACATGTAAACCAATCGGGGGTTCAAGCAAACAGTATACCTGTCCAGGTAAATTCGAAGAAGAAGGAGAACTTGAAATTTGCGAACATGGAATGCATTTCTGTCAAACAGCTGCCAAATGTTTTAATTATTATGAATTTAACAGCAAAAACAAGGTTGCCGAGGTGATCGCCTATGGGGATGTTATAACAGACGGTAACAAATCGTGTACTAACAAGCTGGAAATCGTACGTGAAGTCCCATGGGAGGAAGTACTAAGCCTCGTAAATGTTGGAAAAAATTGTACTGGTTTACGTAACACGGGAAACGAAAATGCTGGGAACTGGAATGCTGGAGCTTGTAACGAAGGAGACTGGAATACCGGTGACCGTAATATTGGTGACAGTAATACTGGAAATTACAACACAGGTGATTATAATACTGGAGGTCGTAATTCCGGAAACTGTAACACTGGATGTGCTAATGCTGGAAAAGGTAATGCTGGAGGCAGAAACGATGGGGACTGGAATGCTGGGGATTGTAATGAAGGGAATTACAACACAGGTGACTACAACAGTGGAGACAGCAACACCGGAACCTGGAATATTGGAAAACATAATTCTGGTAACTGTAACATTGGCAGCTGGAATACCGGGGACTGGAACAAATCATTTTTTAATACCGGCTGTTTCAACACAGAAGAAACAACAATTATGATGTTTAACAAACCATCGAATTGGACTTTTCGTTATTGGTTAGAATCCAATGCAAGGTTTTTGTTAACTCAGATGCCAAAAAGAACAGTCGAATGGGTAGATAAAGAGGATATGACTGATGAAGAAAAAGAGTTGCATCCGACTTATGAAATAGCAGGCGGTTACCTGAAAAGACTGAAAAACTTGGATCTTATTCAGTCTTGGTGGGATAATCTTTCTCTGATGGAGAAGGATGCCATCAAAGCGATTCCGAACTTTGATCCTGATATTTTCTACGAGTGCACAGGAATCAGAGCGGACTAAAAATGCAAAGAGGAGACTTCAATTGAGGTCTCTTTCTTTTTGTTTCCGTTTCTTTTGTGTGCAGTAGTTTAGTCCCATATTTAGGACAACAAATAAAAAGCACACAATACAAGGAGGAAACGAAAAATGATTAATGTTACAAGATTAAGTGACAGAGCGTATGGATACAAGGTATTTAATCCTGACTGGTCCTGTAATCCCCGAGAACATGATGCACAGGGACAATATACTTGTCCAGCTAGATTTGAAGACGACGAAATGGATGTCCAAAAACGGGGAATGACATTTCGTACGAACCCAATTGGTTATTTCAAATCTGGATTTTACAAGTTTGATAGCAATACTCATGTAGTCGAAGTAATAGCTTACGGCGATATTGGAAAAAGTGAACATGGTACGCTATGTTGGACAAACAAACTTGAAATTGTTCGGGAACTTTCCTGGGAAGAAGTTTTAAGTCTTGTTAATATCGGCAAGGATTGTACTGGAATTGGTAACACAGGCGAATGTAATACTGGAAATTATAACTCTGGTTCTGACAACGAGGGTGACCGGAATGTAGGTTATTACAACTCAGGACGCGGAAATGTAGGAGATCATAACACTGGAGACCATAATACAGGAAACCATAACAGCAGCTATGATAATACTGGACATTACAATTCTGGGTACAGAAATTCAGGAGATTATAACGCAGGATGTTATAATACCGGGAAGTCAAATACAGGAGATTATAATATAGGTAATTACAATGACGGTGATTACAACACTGGCGATCAAAATACTGGACATCATAATACTGGACGCAAGAATGTAGGAGATAGCAATACAGGTTATGAAAATACAGGAAATAATAATACCGGAAACAATAACAGAGGAAAGAGTAATACTGGAAATTATAACTCTGGAAATTATAATACCGGAAATCGAAACATTGGAAACCGAAATACTGGCGACTGGAATCTATCTGCCTATAACAATGGTTGCTTTAACACAGAGGAAACAATAATTATGCTGTTCAACAAACCATCAAACTGGACTTATAGTCAGTGGTTAAAAAGTAAAGCGTGTCATCTGCTGAACGATATTCCAAATCGTACAGTTGAATGGATTTGGTCAGACAACATGACTGATGAAGAAAAAGAATTAAATCCAGGTTATGAAACAGTAGGCGGATACCTTAAAGTTTTCTCACAGGATGAAAACCGTAATATGGTTCAAGAGTGGTGGGATGAATTAGATGATTCTGAAAAGAAGACAATTCTTTCAATTCCGAATTTTGACGCAGACATTTTCTATAAATGTACTGGTGTAAATGTACAGCTTGAGTCCTAACAAAAATCAGAGACTGACCTTTTGGTTGGTCTCTCTTTCGTTTCCGGTATTTTTGTGTGCAGTAGTTAGTACCATATTTAGGTTAACCAATAAAGCACACAATTCAAGGAGGAAACAAGTATGCCAGAGAAAAAAGATATGTCCAACAGTTGCGATTTCATGTATCAAGATTATTGGACAAAAGCGAACGTAACGCACGAACTCACACAGGAAGACTGGATGCGATGGTACAACGAACATTGTGCTAATTGTAAGTACATGTGCGAAATCTGCATGTACGGAGAAGATTAACTAAAGTATAGAGCCTAAAATGTTTGATAAATTCAGACATTTCGGGCTCTTTCTTTCAGTTGCAAACATGTTCCGTTTCCGGTTACTTTGTGTGTAATAATCTTATCCCATATTTAAGATAACGATGGACACACAAACAAGGAGGAAACAAAAATGATAAGAATGAGCAAAGAAGAAATCAAGAAGAGATATGGATTAAGAGAAGGCAATCAGGAAAAGATGTTAAAAATGCTTTGCATGATAAGTCTTTTCGATTGGGAATTCCCAATGTTTGACCAGATTGATGAATTTTTCAAAACACAGCCGAGAACAGCAATTGAATGTTTTGATAAAATCTGGAAGGCAGATGATGCTCTTGAGGTTTTAGATTGTACGAATGCAATCAAAGAAAACGAACATATCTTTTTGGAGAAAAGAAGTGGTTACGATGAAGTGAAACCTTATATAAAGGATTCCTGGAGTGATATCTTCAAGATCGAATCACGACCATTTCCGAATTACGACGAATTATCAAACAAGTATTACAAGATGTCTGATAAGGTTGCAGGAACAGAGTTGGAACAGTACTTAGAAAAACCGACAATTCCGTATATGAACGTGCTTACAGTCACAGAAGAAGGACGTATTTTGTATAGCGCGTTAAGAGCAATCGAAAACCAGCTTTAAATAGAACAAGGGATCTCACATATGAGGTCTCTTTTCTTTTTGTTTCCGGATGTTTTGTGTGTAGCAGTCCAGTCCCATATTTAAAACAAATAATTAAGTACACATAAAGGAGGAAACAAAATGAGTGATGAGACCAAAAAGAATGAATCTGTACACGGATATAAGGTATTTAGACCGGACTGGACTTGCAGTCCATGCGGGAATACAAAACAGTATACATGTCCAGGCAAGTTCGAAGAAGAAGGAGAAATCGAAGTTTGTGGCAACGGAATGCATTTCTGTCAAAAAGCAGCAAACTGTTTCAATTATTATGGCTTTGACAGTAAAAACAAAGTTGCCGAAGTAATCGCTTACGGTGATGTCGTAACAGAGGGTGATAAGTCATGTACAAATAAGCTCGAAATCGTGCGGGAACTCTCCTGGAAAGAAGTATTGGATCTTGTTAATACTGGCAATGACTGTACTGGGTTAAAAAACACTGGAAATGAAAATGCTGGGAATTTGAATTCTGGAGATTATAATACTGGAGATTTCAACACTGGCGATGATAACAGAGGATATTGGAATTCTGGAAACCAAAATTCTGGACATTATAATACAGGATCTCAAAATTCAGGGAACAAAAACACTGGCTCTTATAATAGCGGTGGTTGGAATTCTGGTGATTGTAATTCAGGTGATTTTAATATAGGTTATGAAAATTCAGGCAGTAATAACACTGGATGTAAAAATGCTGGATATTATAATACCGGTGACGAAAATATTGGTAACTGTAATACGGGGGATAATAACACAGGTGATCTTAATAGTGGACATTTTAACCTGGGAGCTGAAAATACAGGCAATCGGAATCTTGGTGATTCTAATTCTGGAGACTGGAATAAATCATCTCACAATTCTGGTTGTTTCAACACCGAAGAACACAAAATCATAATGTTCAATAAGCCTTCTAACATGACTTATACTGACTGGCAGGATAGCGATGCATGCGCTTTGTTAGACAGTATGCCAGACGTATCAACAAAATGGGAAAAAGAAGCTTGTATGACCGATGACGAGAAGACTTCTTACCCAACTTACAAAACAACAGGTGGATACCTGAAGGTTATTAACAACATAGATGGTAGACAAAAATGGTGGAATGATCTTTCGGATTCCGACAAAGCTGTCATTAAAGCAATTCCAAACTTTGATCCTAATATTTTCTTCGAATGTACAGGAATCAAGGTAAATTAATCACAAACTAGAGACTGACCAATCGGTTGGTCTCTTTTTGTTTCCGATTTTTTTTGTGTGCTGCAGCCAAACACATATTTAGGATAACAAAAATGTTACACACAAAAAGGAGGAAACAAAATGAGTAAAGTGACAGAAATGAATGGACCAATACACGGATACAAGGTATTTTATCCGGATTGGACCTGTAGACCAAATGATAAGGCAATATCAAAACAATATTCATGTCCTGGAAAGTTTGTAGAAATGGGTCATCTCGATCTCAGCGAACATGGAATGCATTTTTGTACCCGTTTATCAGACTGTTTTTCTTATTATAGCTTTAATCCTGAAAACAAAGTAGCCGAAGTGGTTGCTTATGGAAAAGTTATAACAGATGGTAATAAGTCGTGTACCAATAAGCTCAAGATAATTCGCGAACTTTCATGGGATGAAGTATTGCATCTTGTCAATATGGGTGATCTTTGTACCGGTTTTGAGAATACAGGCGGTCTTAATTCAGGAAATCGAAATGCAGGCAACGGAAATTCTGGATCATATAATTGCGGACACAGAAATTCTGGAGACTTTAATACCGGAAATAACAATTTCGGTAGTAACAACACAGGTGGTCAAAATATTGGAAGCGGTAATGTAGGTTCCTATAACGTAGGTACAGGAAATACAGGTTATGAAAATTCTGGAAATTATAATTCTGGTCGCAAAAACACAGGAAGTTATAATTCAGGATCGAAAAATGCAGGAAAATACAATTCCGGAAATAATAACACCGGCAGTAAAAACAGTGGTGATCATAATTTTGGAGACAGAAACGCAGGTGACTGGAATCAGTCATCTAATAATTCTGGCTGTTTCAATGTAAAAGAGCACAAGATCATGATGTTCGATAAGCCGTCAAACATCACTTATGAAGACTGGCTCTGTTCGGACGCAAGATATTTGTTAAACCAGATGCCTGGGTTCAATGTTGACTGGGTGTTCGAAGTAGATATGTCTCAAAAAGAAAAAGACAGGCATCCAAGTTATAAAACAGCAGGTGGATTCTTAAAAATACAGGATGATTGTAGTCGTGTTCAATATTGGTGGGATAATCTTTCGGATACGGAGAAGGATACCATTAAAGCGATTCCGAACTTTGATCCTGATATCTTTTACGAATGTACCGGAATCAGAGTAGGGGTATTAAAAACAGATGTATCCGACAATAACGAACCCGTAGTCGAAAAACCCGACAGTGAAAACATCGATAGAGGTGAAACACTGAAGCGTATTCCTGATTACCTTATGCTTATAGACAAAATGCCTGTATATAACAGTCGTCATAGAAAACAGCGAGGAATTGATGATATCAAAAAGATTATGCGTGACCTTAAGTATGATGAGGAAGATATCGACGCTGTAGATGAACGATTCTGTGAGGGATTCGAAACTGCAAGACAGATTGCAACAGACATGTTAAGAGAAAGATTTCATGAGTGCACAAAAACAAACTAGTTAAAATACAAGGAAGAGACTTCAATCGAGGTCTCTTTCTTTTCGTTTCCAGAGTATTAGTGTGCAGAAATCAGACACATATTTAGGATAACAAAAACATCACACACAAAAAAAGGAGGAAACAAAATGAGTAAAGTGACAGAGACAAATGGACCAATACACGGATACAAGGTATTCAATTCAGATTGGACCTGTGATCCGTTAGGATTCAAACCAAAGCAATATGCGTGCCCTGGTAAATTCGAAATAGAAGGGGAACTTGAAATTTGCCATAATGGAATGCATTTCTGCCAAAAATTAGCAGATTGTTTTGAATATTATGCGTTCAATCCAGAAAACAAAGTAGCCGAAGTGATTGCTTATGGGAAGGTTCTTATAAGTGAAAGTGAGAAATATGGTAACAAATTATGTACCAATAAGTTAGAAATCGTACGTGAAGTTCCATGGAGTGAAGTGATAGCTCTTACCAATCTTGGAAATAATTGCACTGGATTTTCTAACACCGGTAACGATAATGCCGGAAGTTACAACACAGGACGTAAGAATACTGGTCATAGTAATACTGGATCTGGTAATGCTGGAAGTCACAACACAGGAGCTTTTAATATTGGAGGTTTTAACACAGGAGATCGCAACCTCGGATACAACAATGCTGGTGATTATAACGCTGGTCATAGAAACACCGGAGATCAAAATGCAGGCAATAGAAATACCGGAGATTATAATCCAGGATTTGGAAATGTTGGAGATAATAACAACGGAGACATGAATACAGGCAACTGGAATTATGGAAGTAATAACGTAGGAGACTGCAACATTGGTAATTTTAATACCGGTGACTGGAATGCATCTTCTTACAACACCGGTTGTTTTAACACAGAAGTACCAACAATGACGCTGTTTAACAAACCATCAGATTGGACTTATTACGATTGGTTAGAATCCGATGCAAGATTGCTATTGATGAGTATACCAAAGGAAACGATTCAATGGATAGATAAAGAGGACATGACTGATGAAGAAAAAGAAGTAAACCAAAGTTATGAAACAGCAGGTGGATACTTTAAAGTTTTCTCACAGGATGAAAATCGTAATATGGCTCAAAAGTGGTGGAATGAATTAGATGATTCTGAAAAGAGATGTATCTTTGCGATTCCAAATTTCGATGAAGATATCTTTTATAGATGTACGGGAATCAAAGTGTATTAAACTCACACTAGAGACTAACCGATTGGTTGGTCTCTTTTTGTTTCCAGAGTATTTGTGCGCAGCAGTCTTATACCATATTTAGGATAACAAAGAACAAACACACATAAAAAGGAGGAAACAAAATGAGTGAAGTAACAAAGATGAGTGGACCCGTACGTGGATACAAGGTTTTTTATTCGAATTGGACCTGTAGACCAGCAGGAGCTAAACCAAAGCAATATACTTGTCCTGGTAAATTCGAGGAAGAAGGAGAAATTGAAATTTGTGGTCACGGAATGCATTTTTGTACCCGGTTATTAGATTGTTTTAATTATTATTCGTTTAACCCAGAAAACAAAGTTGCTGAAGTGGTTGCTTATGGAGATATCAAAACAAATGGTGAAAAATCATGTACTAATAAGCTTGAAATCGTACGCGAACTTTCCTGGGAAGAGGTATTACAGACTGTTAACACAGGTCTTGATAATTCCGGAATTGGTAATTCTGGAGATTGCAATAAGGGAAATTGCAATACTGGCAATCAAAATTCTGGACACAGAAACTCTGGTGATAGAAATCTTGGATACAAAAATACAGGTTGCGAAAACTATGGAAATCGAAACACAGGAGACAAGAACATTGGAGACAGTAACGTAGGTGATAACAACAAGGGAGATAGAAATGTTGGAGATTGGAATTATTCTTCGTTCAATTTTGGTTGTTTCAATACGGATACAGAATCAAAGATGAGGTTCTTTAATAAACCATCAGACTGGGCACCGATCGATTGGTTTGCATCCGATGCAAGAGCTTTATTATCCGATATTTCACTTACCGTGTATAAAGGGAAAGATGATCACTATGATTACTACTCGTCAATCGAGGATAGACAGAACTGGTGGGATAACCTGTCAGAAAAAGACAAAAATGTCATTAAAGAACTCCCAAACTTTGATCCGGAGATTTTCTACAGATGCACCGATATCAAAGTAGACTAAACTTACATTAGAGACTGACCGATTGGTTGGTCTCTTTTGTTTCCGAAGTATTTGTGTGCGGTAGTTCATTCCATATTTAAGATAGCCAATAAATTTAGCACATATAAAAGGAGAAAACGAAGATGAAACACAATGTAACAAACAAAAGAGGGTTATTGGTTTTAGCGGTCCTGATCATGTCTTTGTATCTTACCGGATGTTATTCTGATCTTAGCGAGAATTCAAACGAAAGCACTCAAATAACAGAGCAGAGAGCAGATTCAAAATCAGTATCTGATTCTTTAGAACCGGTTTTTGTAAAGTACGATGACACATGGCATATCTATTATCGAAATCCAGATGATAAAGAAATTAATCGTCTGTACGATAAGAATGGAGTAGCTGTTGGATGTATTACATCGTATTATAGTTTCACCCTTGGAGAATACAATACTATGAGATTATCCTTTGAGGACGAAAATGGAGATCAGAACTACTCCTATGTTATGGTCGATGCAATTCTTGACGTCGATTCATATCGTTTATCATTAGAAAACGAAGGAACTGACGACGACTGGTCTGCGCTCGGTTTAGAGAATCCGAACGAATAGGATCCGCCAAAATGTAACCAAAAACGAAAGAGAAAAGAATCTGCATACAAATATGTGGGTTCTTTTTCTTTTGGTTACAGAAGAAACGGATCCGAAATATTAAGAAATCTGACGAGGTTTCCAAAAAGTGAGCCTTATTAATGGTAGACAAACTGTGAACAAACGTACGTATACAAGGAGGGAAATATTATGTTGGACGTTGTATTTAGTGTTTTGCTTGTTGGAACTATTTTGTTTGGTATTCTATCTGATTCTGAAGATCGTGGTGTCGCTATATTGGAGATAATTATCATTGCCAGTGCATGTATATACTTTAGTTGGTAGCCGGATGTTTTCGTATCAAGATGTTTTTTCTGCCGTTATTTCATCTCCAATTAATCGGATACAAAAAGAGATGACAACGGATGATCAACTACAAAGTTAGTGTTTCTGTTGTTATTATACCAGAACGAAATACATATTTAAGATAACCAACAATTACACACAAAGAAAAGGAGAATATTATTATGCTTATCTTTTTAGTCGCACTTATTGCTATGATTGTTTTCTATATCGTATACACAGAAACGATGTTTACAAGCATTGGTGAAATAGCAGAAAGGTTATCATCCATTGCGTTTTGGGTTGTTTTCGTTTCCTTTATCATCTTTGTTTTGGTTCATATTGGAACAGACTCAAAGATTATGAAAAACGAGATCAGATACAACGCTTTGCTTAACGAAGTAAAGATTGCGGATGCAGGAAACGATGATGCTGCAAAAATATTGGCAATCCAGAATGTTTCTGAATGGAATCAGAAAGTCAAAGAAGACAAATACTGGACGTACAATCCATGGACATCCTGGTATCATAACGAGAAAGTTGTCGATGCAGAAAAGGTTATCAAGTTACCATGGAACACAGACAACGATTAACAAGAAAAAGAGAGTTTGCCTTATGGCGGGCTCTTTTCTTTTCGTAGCCTGATGTTTTCGTTGTCGTTATTTCGTGTCCGCTGAAGTTGATTTTATATATAGTGTCCAATAAATCGGACACAAAAAGAGAGGGCAACGAATGATCGGCTACAAAATTACGGTATCTGTTGTAATTGTGTTCGAACGAAGCACATATTTAGGACAACAAACAAAACGTACACATATAAGGAGGAATTAAAATGTTATTATTTTTATTAACCGTTGGAGCTATTTTATCAATCATCGGTGTCGCTTTGTTAGCAGTCTGTCGTATCAAATATAGTTACGATGCAGAGGCTCTTGGTAAGAGTTTGCTGACGGCTGGTATGCTGCTTGTGTTTATCGCTGGCGGCGTATACATTGGCGTAACATACGTCAACCCAATGATCGGTGCATAAAAGGAAAGAGCTTGCCTTCATGGTGGGCTCTTTTCTTTTCGTAGCCAGGTATTTCGTGGGCGTCAGCTCGTGTCTTTTTATTTAGTTTTATAATATCGAGTCCAATAATCCGGACACAAAAAGGAGCCCACTAAAAAGCAGGCTCAATTTCTTTTGTTTAACAGCAGACTCCCAGAAATTTTGCTATTCTGGGATCAAAATCAGAGTCAAGATCCATCATCATATCCGCATGAATCTGTTCGAGTTCTGCTTTTTTAGAAGCATACTCAGATTCGTACATACCTGTGGCAAACTCTAACTTTGTAAGCATTCTTGCGAAATACTCTTTGTTTGCATCAGAGTTTGATGAATCTCTGACCAGAAGACAGATATCAAGAGACGTAATCTGCGTACTGATTTCACGCAGAGTATCTTTTGATACTACCTTATAAAGAGTCATAAACTCGTCATCCGAATCGTCTTTTGACAGAATATAACGCTTTCCATCATAGACAAATCTGATATGACTTTCGGTCACCTTTGCAATGTAAAGGTTGTCAAGATTCTTGATTTCGATACTGAAGTCTGCAGTATCATTCTTTAAAATACGCATGTTCAATTCCTCCTTGAATGTGTATGCATTTATTTGTTGTATTAAATATGGGATTGAAGAAAGCGAAATAACAAAAAGAAAAGACACACAGTAATAACTGCATGTCTTCCTTTGCGTTTACAATTTATTTGGACTCGGCAACTTTCTTGAGAAACTCTTGTACATCATCACGTTTCAGGAATTCTTCTTCCTTCTCATCTGTAAATAAGGAGAGGTCAGATTTTGAAGCCAAAGCCTCTCTGTAAGAATGAGAAGTAATATCCAAAGCTGTCGTTGCTTCACGTCTGGAGACTGGATTCTCGGCTTCTGTTGTATCAGGATTGTACTTTTTCCAATATTTCCGATGAAAGTACAAAACTGATAATGCATCTTTGTTTATAAGTGCATTGATTGGCACATATAGACGATGGTATGTGGTTTTCCCGTTTTCAGATTTTTCTGGGAATCCAACAGAAATCATGTCGGTATACCTTTCTGGATCATTCCAGCGCAAATTAGGATTAGAAATCGGTTTTTCTTCCCAAACATGATCATAATCTTTCATGTATGGGAAATCTCTTCCCAAAATCTGCGGAAGTATCATAGCTCTAATTGTCTCATCTGTGTAGGATTTTGAACCGTGACCAGATGTTTTAAAGAATTCATCATTGATATCCTTAATCTGGTCATTAAGTCTTGCAATTTCTGCTTTGATATCATCGATCTTCTGTTTCTTTTCTGCCCATTCGTCTTCGTATAAACTGGTCGCAAATCCAAGTTCTGTAAGAGCCTTTGCAAAATATTCACGATCGAGATTACTATAAGTTATAGTAAGTGGGTGACGTTTGGATACGTCTCTGATAAACCATGAAATACGAATTGACTTGTCAGTAGAGTTTATGAACCTCATATTCACAAACCCATAATCGTTTGTGAAAATTCGCTCATAGAAGTACAGTAAAGAGTTGCAAAAATCACTGACATCGATAATCGCAAAATGCCGATCCTCGTAATCAAAATACAGCTTTCGAAGCGTTACTTTAGTGATTCGAAGTTGCATGATATCTTCAATGTTAAGTGGTGCTGGATTGAAATCATCATTTCCGTCATTAGAGTTACCAAGTCCTGTTTTATTAATATTACCCATTGTTTTGATCTCCTTTCGTTTGATCTATTTTATTTGGTATCCTAAATATGTGCTCGAAAGAGACAAAAGAAAAGACACACAACAATCGCTGCATGTCTTTCTCCAGGTTTAGGAACTTATTCGGCAACTTTCTTGAGGAACGCCTGAACGTCATCACGCTCAATGAATTCCTTTTCTCTGGCGTCGTATTTACCGAAACCGTAATCGTGCCAGTATTTCAGATGACAGTCAATAATTGCCTGTGCATCTTTTCCCATCAAAGCCGAGATAGGAGTGTACAGGGAATGTGCTATCACTTTTCCATCTTTTGTTTCCTCTGGAAAGCCAATATAGATCCAGTCATTGAAACTGAAATCTTTGTACACGTCAATCTTAAAACAATCTTTCAGGTATGGTAAGCGTCTCATCAATAAGTACTTCGAAACATCCCCAGATTCACACTGATAGCTATTTGCTATAATATAAAAAGTCGCAGGCTTCCGGACTTTACGCGCCCAGGAACCTTTATATTCTGTAAATTCAGAATATCCCTGACTTTTGTAAATAGCAGTACAGTAACCAATAGGTTCTCCTTCTGGTCTTGCTCCCGGAACAGCGATTTCTGTTGACAGACTAGATTTACTCATATAACGAGCCGCCGCTGCAACAATCTCATCGTCTGTGAAATACTGGGACATGTACTTATAGTCGCACCAGAACATAAGCACATATTTCCGGAAGTCTGGATCAGCAAGTCTATCTTCCATTTCTTTACGGCGTTTGTTCCTTTCGGCTTCTTTCTGTAAACCAACGGCATCCTTTACAAGACGCATCATCAGTTCCTCTTCTGTGATATCAACATACTGTTTAATAAGTTCGATATCGATTAAATTATTCTTTGCCATGTTTTCATTCTCCTTTTCTTAATTGTTTATTGTATTAAATATGTGTTTTGTCAGGCGCAAACATTTCGAAACCGTCATTTAGATGTCCGACGAAACGTTCCAGCTATAGGAAACATGTATTGAACATCATTAGTTATAGGTTTCGTTTATATATATAGCGCCCAAAATATGAGAACACAAACAAGAGACAACAAAAAGAGACTGGCATTAACCAGTCTCAATTTTTGTTTGTTATCGTTCGAAACCTAAGACAGAAGCAATTTTATCTGCCAGAACATCATAATCAGTACCGTAGATGATAGCAGAACAGTCGTCTTCCTCTTCTCGTTCTGGATTTGGAATATCATCAGTCGTGATTCCTTTGTCGTCTAGGAAGTCCTCAAAAATATCGATGAGCTGTCCAATTAATTCTGGCTTTTCAGCATCAGCAACTTTCAGTTCCCACGTTGGTTTGAATGTACTCATATTGTTTTCCTCCTTGAATTCAAATGATTTGTTATCTTAAATATGGGTTCCGGAGTAGTAATCGAAGTGTATTCTGCAGCTTTCGGAATCTATACAACTATATTTTTAGTTTAGTATCAAAACTTGCACTAGTGTTGTTATAGAATACCTATGAACGGTTCCAGGGTAGTAATCGAAGAGTATTCTGCAGCTTTCTGAACCTATGCTTCGTATTCTTAAAAACGTATCACGAGAACTTGTTTCGAGTGAACTGTACACCGTAAGGTGTGGTATCAAAATCTGCACTAGTGTTGTTATTGAATACCAATGAGAGGTTCTAAGGTGGTAATCAAAGTATGTTCTGTATTTTTCGGAACCCATCATTCGTATTCCCAAAATCGTATCAAAACTTGCATTAGTGTTGTTATAGAATACCAATAAGAGGTTCCGGACAGTAATCAAGTATGTTATACAGCTTTCGGAACCAGGTAATCGTATTTCCAAAATCGTATCAAAACTTGCATTAGTGTTGTTATTGAATCCCACTCCTTCGGAGTACAGGTCACTCGAGATGAACTCTCGTGATACCTATGCTCGGTTCCAAGCCGATTCTATATTTTAAAAACTCATTCCCGGAACAAACACTCGAATCTTAAATCCTTATCCAACAATCCCTACGTACACAAAAAGAGGAGCCTAACAAGCTCCTCTTAATTTTGTTTTAACGCATATGTTTCAAATAGTATTCTTCTCGTTCTCGTTTCGCATCTGCCAACCGGTCTGCAAGTACCAGTTCCCAGCTGTTTGGTGTCCGATATTTCCAGTACTCATCTTTGGACTTATCATAATACGGGAACGGCTGCCGTTTCCCCTCTTTTAGACATTTCTCGATGAAACTCTCAGCTTTCTTGACGTGATAAGAACGAAAATTTCGAGCTTTTTCACCTTCAACACAAAGTCCGAATTCATCAAAGCGGAATCCCCACATTTCCCAGAAATTGAGATAATGATAATATTTCCGGTCATAAAGTTCATGTTCAATTCCGTTTGCAATCTTTTCCTTTGCAATGTCAACGATACCATACTCATCAATAAAATGACCTTCCGGAATATCTTTTCTCCAGAACGAATCGAAACACTGCGGATGATACTGTTCGTTAAAATGGAATGCGTGATCTTCCCAATGTTCAAGATCTCTAGGACCATTCATCCCGTTGACTTCTGGCTGATGGCTGGCAACTACCCATTGAACGTTTGAATAGGTCGCAGCCGAATTAGCGAGTACCAATTCTAAACCACCAATCGGGCAACGGTTTAAAATCCGATGATGAAATCGGAGATCATGTAATTTCGTTTTCCAAGTTGCCTGAAAGTTTGTTTCGTGTTCTATTAACGCATAAACAGACCTATACTTACGATAAAATTCAAGTAATTCTTGAGATCCTTTAAGTATATCTTCTGCATCTTTCTTTGCTTCGTTTCGTTCATATGATGATGTATAAACGTATGGATTTGCCCTTCTTACGTCAACTCTTACACCTTCATCACGTAAATGCTCGAAAGTTTTATCATAATTATGCATAACGCCCCTCCTGTTTGTATTTCAGTTATTATAAACTTCTATTCTAAATAAATCAAACATCTTTGTGATGGTTTATTATTTCTATTCTTAATAAGGCTCAAAAACTTAGAAACTCGTCACAATACTCCATATTTCTGCTTATTAGTTTGCAATGTGTAGGAACATATTTAGGATAACGAATGATTTTAAACAAAACACATTTCGGAAGCCAGATTCCGAAGAAAGGATATGCAGAAATATGATTATTGGTAGTTCAAAAGGAAAACTAATTTCAAATAATATCAGCCGTTCTCAAGCGATAACCGAAACATTAGGGAAACGTTTGGATAGCACTGCTGAGAATACGAAAAAGCAGGTACAGCGTCAGGGTAGTAATACAGCGACAGACCGAGATACAAAAAAAGTACTTCGAAATACGGAACGTGTAGCGACACCTCTTGTGGCTGCGGCGATGACTTCGCATTTGAGACACCAGATTCAGTTTTATCAAAATACTGCGGACAAGTATGTAGAAAAACATAATCTCGGCAATAACAGAACCGCTAACTTCAACGAGATGGGAATGGCTGCAAAAAGCTATGGAGATCAACCAGATGCTTTCGGTACAGTAAGAAAAGAAATCAATGCCAACATGGATGAGCAGTATACTGTAAGTTCCGAAACAATTCAGAGAATGAAGTATCAGGATGGAAGACGTGTCCCATCAGCAAAAAACACAATCGCCACAATTCAATTTCAGAGTGATGGTAGTGGAATTGTAACAGTAAAACATCAGCGTGGTGTTGGGGAAATGAAGCACGTGAATTACGAAGCATTTCGGACTGCCACACATCAAAATTTCGCATTACGACGAAAACTTAAACTGGATATAAAAGGGAAACTCAATGATCCTAAATTTAATAGAAATGATGCAATTAAAGAATTAAACAAGAGCCGCAAGAACATGAAAGACAACGGCATCCTGTCCTTTCTCGGCGCCCGTCAGAATAAGTTCGCAAAACGTCTTGACGCAACTCCTCGGCGCCTGAGCAGACAGATGCTTCGTCTTGGTTCCGCTCCATTAGAGAACAGTGAGACAATGCGAGGAATCCATCTGGCAGAAACCTGCAAACAGGTGGCAATGACTGGAAGCAAGATTGTGATACATTCAATTGTGGACACCTTATGGAATGCTGGTGTTGTGGTTTCAAGGGCGATCACGTTTAGAAATCAGATGAAGGCAGGAAATGGGTTTAAACTTTCGGCTCAGCTTGCGATGAAGACACTTGAAGTCGGCGGAACACCAGGAGGCGCACTTAGCCTTAAAATCAAACATAAAACATTCGGAACGATTACAAGAGATTTACAGAACTTCGTGACCAGTCACATGAGCCACTTCATGATCGAAGGCTTCAAACAATCAAAGCTTGGTGGCATGATTGATAGCAAAACTCATGTGAGCAAACTGTTTGAGCAGCGCCGGGAGATTATAAACCGCAATCGTGGAGTTGGAAAAGGAGCGAAATCCGAATTAAAGGCGCTCTACAAAGAATGGTTCAACAAAGGTTTCGAGAAATTTGCGCCGAAACCAGCAAAAGTCGTAAAGAATAAGCTGTTCGATCCTGCAAAATTGTTGATGAAAAACATCCGAAATGCGATCAGGAATGCATGGCAGAAGACGATCTTTTCGAAGATCTTTGCAGCCCTCAATCAGATGATCCAGGCAATTTCCGCAGTGTTAGGTCCGATCCTTGCAGTAGTCGGAGGCTTTATCCTTGTTGTGTTTATCATTATGATATTATGCTGCTTCTGGGATGGAAATGCCGCTGCCCAGAAAGAGAACCAGGCATATACGATCAGTATGCAAGACGGAACCGCCATCATGCACGCATTGGAAGACGAGCATAACGATTTGATAGCTGAACTTAACAGAAGGGCATCCCAGTATGCGGCTGCCGATATCCAGTATCCAAATGGTTCGAATGAGAACTATAAGGAACTGTTCTGTGCAATGCAGGTAATGCTAGAATACGATTATTCACTGATAAGTAATCGAAAACTTGAGGACATGGCAGCCCAATTGTATGACCAGACACATATCATCTCAGAGCATCCATATTATTTTGAGTATGATGATGGAACACAAGGGCAGGCGTGCCATATCAATGTTGATATCCAGAGAAACGAAACATTAGCATACAGTATTTTTGAAGGCAAGATACCGTCCGATGTGTACGGAGACGAGGCAGCAACCATCATACCAACCGGAAACGGAGATGTTACGAACTGGATGAATGTATGCTTGACGGTTAAGACACTGATCGCGCAGACACAGTCACAGTATAACCAGTCAGGATGGATCTGGATTGAGGTAAACGGACAGAAATATCATGTACGTACAGACTGTTCCGGTTATGTTTCCGCTTGTTTACAGGTATATGGATCCACAACCGGTACCTTTGGAACGGGAGCATTGATCAGTGACCAGCATTTCCCGGGATTTGTTTATATGAGGTTCCCAGGATGGAATAACCTGCAGCAGGGAGACATTCTTGTACGTCGATTCACAGGAACCGACAGTAATGGTTCTTCTTATAGTGGAGGACATACAGAAATCTTTTACGGAAACTCTGGCGGACAGCATTTGGTATTCAGTAATGGTTCCACAGCTGGTATCCAATCAATTTATCCGCGAAATGATCCCGTCGCTGCTTATGATATCATTTATAGACCAATTACAGCCGGATATGTAGAGGGTTCAGATGAGGAAGCAATCGACACCGTAACAGACGCAAGTCAGAAATTCATCTTCCGTAACTGGAGCCGAAGCTTTGGTGAGAATGCATTGTTATTAGCATCCAATATGGATGATATTACAATCAATCCGGAAACAGGAAATGAAGATGGTTATGACACAGCAATCCAAGCTACCGTTGCCGCCGGAGAATTCTCACCAAATACATATACAGGTACAGGAATTGGTGGTGAAATAGGGCATGAAACTGGAGAGGGAAGCGATATCCATTTTGTGGCCAAAGGCAAGAAATTCACATCAGCGTCATCATTAGATTATATCCGATACATTTGCGCTCAGCATGGTGTATGCGCGGATTATTCGTTTGATGACATGATAAATAACACATACACAACTGTTGATGCACCGTATTCACCAGTCGTCGACGATAGTATCAAGAGAACGAATTCAGGCATCTCAACCTCGGTTGACAGTACAGAATCCATCAACGACTTACCGTTATTACAAAGCCCATATGCGTTTAATGAAGGTATGGATGATCTTGGTAACTTACAGGTTGGAGATATCATGTTCTATGTGTGGGACGAAGGAAGCTGGAAAGACGAATTCGAAGACACAGACTACAATACCTGGACATTCGGATCAAACGGTTTCTATGAAGCTTTGGATCATTCAATTCCAATGATGTATATAGGTGACGGAAACTTCACGTATTATGGTCGAGTTGGACAGAATACCGGAGCAGTAAGAACTATGAATGTTTCCGAGATGGAACAGAGACGGTGTCTGAATAAAAAGATCATTCGATATATTGGATTTACTGTGTCTCCAGTATACGGAGCAACTCCATCTTTCTGTGGCTGGACGGATAATAAGATCGGGGAACTGATCGTTTTACAGCATGGTGCACAGTGGACAGAAGGAAAAGTTCATCTGACCGCTTACGGAATGACCGAGTCTGAAGAGAAAGAATTGATAGAACACGATGACGAGGAAGAGATCAAAGAGTGGAAAGAGCTCGATTCGAAGAAAGAACGAGGCGACTTTGCGATCAGTCCGTATATGCCAGATGATAAAACAGATATTGATTACAGTTTTTATCATGAAGATATTTGCGAAGCGGATATCTACGAACAAACAGATGCCCATATCTCGACATTAATGGATGAGATCACAACGATCGCAATCAAATATTACGATCAGTATGGAATCCTGCCATCAACAGCTTATTGTCATATGGCAGCTGTGAGTCATTACCGGTCGACGGAAGAATCGCTTATACATTTCAACCTGTTCGAATTATATGATGCTGACGGACCAGGCGTAAACAAATATACGTATACCGATGAAGGTGAAGCGTCATCTGCTATCAAGAATTACAAGAAATACAGCAGTTACAAGGCTGCATTCCAAGGATGGCAACAGTATGCGAGCCTGCACGGTTATAAAATGAATGACGAAGTGAATGATACGTTCGCGAAGAGTTTTGCAGATCAGAGAGATAATTACCTTAGATATTCACTTGTAAGCGGTAAAACGGCAGACGAAATGACAAGTATCTATAATGGAGCTCCTGTATTAGAGACTATCGATCAGAGCGCCATGGACCGTAAACAAGCAATCGATGACCTCATTGACGCAACAAAAGCAGTGAAAGACGGATCTATTCCAGAAACAAAGCCACAAAAGACAGATTACGATGCTTACTGCAAAAAGCTTAATGATCTCGCAGCGTATATCGAAGACCTGGATAAACAACTCGGGGATACAAAATCGGCAACCGTAAGAACGGATTACTTATTAAAAGCCGCAGTTGATGCTTGGACTGATGGCAAAAAGAATGCAGATGCCGCATGGGATTATTACGAAGATAATCCAGAAGACTACACAACGTACACATGCCCAGGTCACGAACAGACAAGATTTGATCCTATACTTCAAAAAGATGTTCCAATTCCAGGTGCTGGAAAGACATATTGTAGTTCTGGCAAAAGCTGTCCTGATCCTGACGTTGATAAAGAAGAGTGGGATAAAGATGGTGGTTATACACTGAACACTCCTTCGTATGAAAATATCAGTACGGACAACGATGAATAAAACAAATAGAGTGGTAGCTATTATGGTTACCACTCTTTTTGTATGTATCTTTTCGGAGTCGGTTGCTTTTGGGCTCATATCATTCATTTCTACATTTCGTTTCCAAAATACCTGAGCCCTGGATCTTCACACTCCGTTTTGTTCTGTTTCTTTCTTTTCGTGTCTGCAGTCCGCACATATTTAATGTGTAACAAAGAAATATAAAGAAATGGAGATGAGAAAATGAGAGTTGTTACAGATTGGGTTGAGGATAGCAAGACTTCGTATACGGACAGATGGATAAAAGCTATCATTCACGATGTAAACCAGCTTGAGATGACAAAAGTGTTATCTCATTATGGTGTTAAATTCGTAAAAACAACCGGAAACAGAGCACATGCAATGTGTCCGTTCCATGTTTCAAAGAACCATGCTGGAAAGAAGCTCGGTTCGTTTTCTGTCAGTATAGGAAAGAACTTATGTTATTGTTTTGCTTGTCAAAAGGGTGGAAATAATGTGGCTTCTTATGAGCTTTTATTCAACTGTGATGAGAAAACAGCAGCACTTCAGATCGCCTGCGACTTTAACTTGATCACAAAGGAAGAGTTCGAAAAGTTGTCAGATGTGGAATATGTGAAGACGGAAGCAAAGTATGATTTTCAGAAGTATGTAAAACCAAAGCCTGTTTACCAGGATGAAGTTTTGAAAGTACGGACTGATACATATGAATTCATGCGTGATTATTTCGGACTCACAGACGAAGATCGGGAAGTACTTGAGAAGAAGCGAGCTTTGGAACCGGAACGTATTGCCGCCGATTATTTTTCCATCGACACAAAGTCAAATCCAAATAAGGTTACGGATTTTTGTGCGGCGTTTGCAAAACGGTTCCCAGAATATGCATCCGAAATGACTTCGATACCGGGCTTTTTCGAACACAAGAATAAGCTGACAAATTCCTGGAAACCAAGCATTATGTTGTTCGACGGAATCGGTATCCTGATCCGGGATGCGAATGGAAAGATCCCAGGAGTACAGATCCGGATGAAAAATCTCGATGTTAATGGACTTCGCTATAAGTTCATGAGTTATGACTACGGAGACGGATCGAAAGGATACAATCGAGGAGGTTGTTCTTGCGGAACCCCAATTGATGTTGTTTATCCAGACAACATTACAAAAGATACCATGGTGTGTCTTGCAGAAGGTCGTTTTAAAGCAGAGATCTTGAGACAACAGGGATGTATCGGCATTAGTGTTCAGGGTGTCAATAATTTCAACGGGATTGACTTGACGTTGAACGCAATCGAAGCCAAAATTGGAAGACCGATCAAGAGATTATACATCTTTTATGATGCCGATATTGTTGAAAATCCCTCCGTATTCAAAGCACTCATGAGTTTAGCTCAATATCTGGATGAAGAGAAACCTGGTATTGATATGTATCAGATGGTATGGCGGATGGAAGCTGGTAAAGGAATCGATGATTGTATTCTTGCCGGAAACCGAGCTATGGTGAGACCGATCGCAATGTCGAAAATGAAAGAGATCTACGATATGTCTATCAAAGAAGCGACCGTAATTGCTGGTCTCGAAGGTGTAAAACCGATCGACATGACCGGAGAAGACAGGGAAAACTTCATAAACGCTTTTCAGACATTAGTCTGCGGCGAGTTGTTTCCGTAAATGTTGTAAACGAAAAGAAGAGTCACCGAAAATGGTGGCTCTTTCTTTATGTGTGCAAAAATCTTTGTTTATGTCTGACGAGGAAACAGGAAAGTGAGCCTTCTTTCGTCTGCAGCTTGCTTACGTATAGTACTAGACCTAAGAAAACCAGTGTGGAATCTTAATTTGTCTGCAAGCGTTCGGAACATATTTAGGACGTAACAAAAACACTGGCAAAGAAATAGAGAAAGGTAGCAGCAAGACCGATTATATTACGTTTTTGTAACCGGAAGAAACGTAATCATTCAATCGGCATGCTAAAAAGGTGTTATTATGACATACTCGAACAACGCGCTGCATGCGCATTCGGATTACTATCCGAGCGGTTACGATGGCGTGCAGACCATATTCGATTACGTAAATGTGGCGATCGAAAAAGGCGCTACAGCGATTGCGTTAACGGATCATGGAAACTGTGCGAACCTGATTGACTTCTATCTGTATTGTATCGGAAAAGAAGCCGCACACAAACATCTGCCGGACGGACAGCATATCAAACCGATTCTTGGTGTTGAAACATATGTAAAGACACCAAAAGGATTCTTTTCTGAGATTGTAGCAGACTCCGGATCAGAATCCGCAAACACAGAGAGTGTATCCGGAAATATCGGGTTCGACTCACTGAAAGACAAATTTATCAGACAGCATTTGATTCTACTTTGTAAGGATTATCAGGGATTCCAGGCTATGAGCCGCTACATCTCGGAATGCAATAAAAACGTCGATGAAAAAGGCTACCCAGTAGGAACCGAAGAGATGCTTGCGAAACATTTCGGACCAGGAACAGATGGATACGGACATGTCGTTTGCTCAACTGCGTGTATCGGTGGCGTTTTAGCAATCCCATTATCTTACAATGACAAGATCACAAAAGAGATCGGGAAGATTGAGAGACGTGTTGAAAACAGCAGAAACAAGCTTCCGGATGAACTGAATGATGCGATCGCTCGTGTTCATGATTTTGACGAACAGATTGCAGAGGTTGCAGGAAAAATTGAGGAATTAAAACCAAAAGCAACTAAAAGCTTCGTCGCTACAAAGCGGATGATCAAAAAGGAAACAGATGAAAAGAAGAAAGAAGCATTGCAGCAGTCTTTGGATATCGAAGTATTCGAAAGCGAACAGGCAAAGAAAGACACTGCGGATCTGAAAGAACAGAAGAAACAGTTACAGGCAGCCAGAAAACCATACAACGAGATCTATCAGAAACACAAAGATAAGCTGGCGAAGATTGATGAAAACCTGGAACGTATCAACATTCTTCGTATGCATATGAAATCCGAAGACGAACTTTTAGATAACGCAAAACAGGTAGCAAAGCGTTACATTGATATTTTCGGAAAAGAGGACTTCTATGGTGAGATCCAGAACCATGGTATCCCGGAAGAAGCTGTGTATTTTAACCAGATCGTCAAAGTATGTGATGAGTTAGGCGTCGAACTTCTGGCAACCAACGATAATCACATGGCTCGAAAAGAAGATGCTCAATTGCTCGAGTGGGTACGCAACATGAATCGTCTCGGAAAAGGAGAATACCAGCCGATGCAGAAAGGTGACACCGAACTGTATTACAAAACAGGAGACGAACTGGCTGCATCATTGCTTCAGGTCTTTCCGGAAGAAGTTGTGAACAGAGCAATGGCTAACATTGATGTTGTTTGCGAGAAATGTAACCTCGAACTTCCACGTACAAAGAAAGTGAAGCCACAGAAGATCGAACGCACAGACGGAATGACAGACGAGGAATACAATGAATTAGTTGCAAAAGAACAGGAACGTGTAGATGCAATCAATGCTGACGTTTTAAAGAACCAGCATTATCCAGAGTTCGTAGATGCTGACAAACATTTGCGAGAGTTAGCACTTACCGGTTCCACAAAAGGCGTAACCACATTGGACGGAACCGCAACGTTAGACATCGAGTTTAAGCGTGGCGGCATTCAGGGACGATATGGAGATGAATGGAATGACGATTTACAAAAACGATTCGATTACGAAATGAGTGTTATCTCAGAAATGGGATTCTCTTCGTATTTCCTGTTTATTGCGGACGTTATTTGTGCCTGCAAGAACCTGGATGAATATATGCACATCGGACCAGGACGAGGTTCTGGTGCAGGATCCATTGTATGCTACATGAGTGGTATTACAGAACTGGATCCAATCAAGTACAACCTGCTCTTTGAACGATTCCTGAATCCAGAAAGAGCATCCATGCCTAAAATGTGTCAACAGATCGGGCATTCATTGTGGACTCTATTACTCAGAGGTGTAGGTCTGATTAGTTACTGCTAATCAGAAGGAAAAGAAAATTCCTTGTGTATGTATAAAACATACACACCTGCTAACGGTAGAAGTTGAATAAGACTGGTCACCAAGCGTTACAACGAGATGTGACTCTGTAAAAGATTACAGACAGGAAACTGTAGACGAAGCCGCTTCGTAAGAGAATCTAAGGACTGCTTCTATGTTACACGGCTGCACATATTTAGTGTAAGCGAGCATAGGACACAGTTAGCTGACAATACCGTGCTAAGACTGTTCTGGTAGTGAATAGATTATTATTTAAACTACATATGCTCCTTAATTTCAAACTAAGGAGAATAAACAATTGAATAACATAACATACGCAGATGATGTACCAAAAGATATTTACAAACCAAGTTTTTACTATGATGGTGAGGAAGTAAGACCGATTCCGGATGCAAAAGGATATTATGTAAGCGAGAGTGGAAAAGTCTATAGTACAAAACAAAATGGATTTAAGTTATTAAAACCATTTCTTGATAGTCGCGGTTATTATCTATTAATTCAGATAAGAGTAGATGGAAACTATAAGAAAGTATTGTTACATAGACTTGTCGCAACAGTATATATACCGAATCCTGATAATCTTCCTGAAGTTAACCACAAAGATAAGAACAAACAGAACTGTCATTATACAAATCTGGAATGGTGTACAAGAAAAGAAAATCTTAATGATAGTTACTCAACAATGGGACCGACTAGAAATTATCGTGTAGCGAAATTATACCGTAATGATGAACTTATTGGTGAATTCGAAGGGATTGCAAAAGCAGCCCGGTATGCGAATAAGAAATTCGGTGCAAGCTTTAGTTCACTCGATAAATATTTGCGATGCGGTGAGTTTCGAATTGAATATGGCGGAAAGCAAACACGATGTAAATATAAATCGTGTACAGAAACGAGAAAACACGGAGAAGTTCGCTTATATTACATTGATATTAATGGACAAGAGCGTTTCACAAAAAGTTTTAAATCATATGTTGAGCTATCAAAATATTTCAGTGAAAAACTTGGTATTTCGATATCTTCTCGTGAGATATCGTATGATGTTTTACATAATAAGAAAACACATGGTTATGTTATCAAGAGAGAGCAGTAAAGTGTAACGACTATCCCGTAGTGGGAGTACGCCGGAAGATGAGTTACCGGTGGAAGTGCTTTGACGTAACTATAATGGTTACGAAGATATAGTCTAAAAGATAGGAAACTATCTATTTGTTCGAAAAATAACCGAGAAATCGAACATGCGTTTGGATATTGACACTGATTACTCAAAAATTGCGCGTGAATTCGCAATCGATCACGTGACAAAACTGTATGGTGCCGATCGTGTTGCCGGAATTATGACGAAAACAACGATGGGTCCTTTACAGGCAGTTATTAACGCAACAAAATTATACGCCTTTAAAAAAGGTTTTAACACAAAAGCATACGATTCGATTGGAACTCAGTTAAAAGCGTATGCAAGACCCGCAAACTCATTATCGGAAATCGATTCCGTTATCCAGAGTGAGTTTGCGAATGATCCGGATGCTTTAAATATTTTCCATATGGCAGAACGTATGGAAGGCTTAATGATAGGAAACAGCCAGCACGCAGGCGGAATTATTGCAATCATGGATCATAAGATTGCTGATTTTATCCCACTGATTGCACCAACAGACAAAGATGACCCAACACAGAAACCAGCAATCCAGGCAGATATGCTGGCTGCTGAATCTGATCTCGGTTTCATTAAATTTGACTTCCTTGGTCTTCGAAACATCAACGTAATCAGAGACTGCTGCATGCGTATTGAGAAGAAATATGGCGTTCATCTTGATATGTATTCGTTGAAATTCGATGACCCAGCCGTTATCAAAATGTTTGCAGATGGTTTCACAAACTTTGTATTCCAGTATGAGTCAGATGGTATGAAAGGAATGCTTAGAAGTTTAAAACCGACCACATTCGAAGACTTGATCTTGGCAGTCGCAGTTTATAGACCAGGTCCAATGGATTTCATTCCAGACATCATCGACGCAAAATTCAACGGAACACCGTCATCCTTCGTGCAGATGGCTCCAGCATTAGACAGTATCTTGAATGAAACGTATGGGTATCCTGTTTATCAAGAGCAGGTCATGGCAATCACCAGGGAAATCGGTGGATTCAGCATGGGTAAAGCCGATAATGTTCGTCGTGCAATGAGTAAAAAGCAGACAAAAGACCTTGAAAAAATGTTCCCTGACTTTGTAAAAGGAGCCCTCGAACGTGGGTACACAGAAGAAGTTGCTGCAAAGATTTGGGAACAGTTAACTCCATTCGCAAAATATGGATTCAATAAATCCCATGCAGCTGCTTATTCTGTTGTATCTTATATGACTGCATATCTGAAGTATTACTATCCGGAAGAGTACCTTTGCAGTGCAATCACTGAATTCCGTGATAAATTACCACAGTTGCTTTCAGATTGCAAGACTTTAAAGATCAACATCCTGCCTCCTGATCTTAATAAGTCGGATTCGAACTTTATGGTATGCGATCCGGCGACAGATGATGTTCCAGCTCCATATTCTGTTCGTGGTAATGGCACGATCCGATTCGGACTTTCCTGTATTACCGGACTTAAGAGTGCAGGTGATGTGATTGCTGATGAGAAAACCCAGAACGGTCCGTTTACAACTTTGAATGATTTCCTTAATCGGGTTCAGTTAAAATCAAACGAATATGACGCGCTCTGTTTATCCGGTGCTATGGATTGTTTCTCTGATAGTCGTGAAGAGTTATGCCAGTATGTAGACGAATACACAGAAGCTCGCAGTGCAGTATTAAGCTGTAGAGCAAAACTGGATGAAATTGCTTCCATGACAGTAACGACAGAAAAAGAAGCTGCATCTCAGCAGAAAAAGGTACAAGATTGGACCACAAAATACGAAAGTGCTCAGACAGCATTAAGTAACGTTGTATTTAGTGAAACATATCCGACACCAAATGCTGACAAGGTTATGTATGAGATCAAATATCTCGGAACCTGGGCTTCGTTATCACCTTTGGATGACTATGAAATCAGCGATGATTATACCGTTAACCATGTAAAAGAGGTATACGAAGAACGTGACCCGGGCAATGCAAAACGAGACGAAGACAAAATCACCGGTATCGTTTCGAAATTTAAAGAGATCGAAACCAAAAAGATGGAAAAGATGTGTGTATTCGATTTGATCGATAAATACGGAGAAACTATTCCTTGTGTTGTATTCCCGTCTAATTACGATTCAGATAAAAACTGCTGCAAGGGTGTTATCCAAAACAATCAGGTTGTTACCATTTCTGGATTGATGCAGGTCAACAATAGAAACGATGAGTTGCAGATTATTGTTGATAAATGTAAACAGACTAAGAATATGCCACAGGTTCTGTTGTTGAATGGGGACTATATGTTGATGGCAGAAGCTCTTGAACGTATTGAACCATATCGTACACAGACAGACGGTATCGATATTTCTGGCGACATCGGTGATCAGTTTGACGAAGGAATCAAAAACTTTGGACGCTACACAGATGATGCAATGGATATACTGAGTGATTTTGAATCAGAAAATCCAGACTTTAGTATCATTGATGGGCGTTAAAGCAGTTTTCGGATCCAATTGTTAATGAAAACAGAGTTTGTAACCTGTAATAGGAAACGGACTCTGTTTTCTTTGTACCGGATCCGGTCATATTTAATGATAAAGATGACGAATTTGGATGCTTTTGAGCCTTATTGTTGGTAATGAAAAACATTAAGGATTCAAGGAAAGGAATACGAATATATGTTACCTACAAATCAAACAACTCTTGGAATTATACAAGGAATTGTAAATAAAGGAGCTGTATTACCAATCGCATTATCGATTATTCTGATTGTGTTTGCTGTGCTTGTTATGGTTCTAATAAAACCGAATCCGAAATACAAACGGACAACGAATCGGATCATAATGGATGAATCTCCGGTTGGTCGATGTAACCAGCTTATAAAACGATATAATGATTTGTCTGCAGCAATAACAACCGAAGTGAATGCAAAGATAACAGAAGCAATTGCAAAATATGACGCTGATGCATCCAGAATCATACAAACCTATGCTGCATCGGCAAATAAAAAGCATGCAGAAATAAGAGATTATATCACCAGAGCAAAAGACTGCATCGCAATCAATGATGTGATCGGGCTTAATTATGTATTACAAGCAATGGACGCCGATTTATATGTATTCGAAGATATCTTGACAGAAATTAGAAACCTTGAGATAAAAGACATGTTTTTTGGCGCCGGTAATGGTAATTCGAAATATAACAGGTCCTGGAATGAATATAAGAGACAATATGGGGAATATAGAAACACACAGATGAATCAGCAGTCTGCATCCGATCAATCCGTTTTCTTTAAAGGATGCAAAACAAAAGAAGAACTCACTACCAGGTATAAAAACCTTGCGAAAACATTACATCCGGATGCAAAAGGCGGCAGCACAGAAGCATTTCAGGATATGAAAGCAGAGTATGAAAAACTGTTGGAGGTAATTTAATGGGAAATAAGAATAAGTATAATACTTTATATTATCTATCAATTATATTGTCAGTCAGCGTGATCGTATTTAGTATTTTTTGTGTCTGGTTATTCATGACAACGGTTGGGAAACCAAAAGTGAACGGATTCGAAAATGCGCAGACAGTCAATATATTTAAAACAATGATCAACACAATTCCGTCTGCAGTTTATTTAATCCTGGCTGCATTAGGAATCGTTGTAACTCCTTTTCTTGCAAAATGGAGACAGGAACTTCGTGACCTTGTGGAGTATGACGAAAACGGATTAAGTAAAACGCATGGTCAGTTTTCTCAGCTGTCACGCAAAGAGAGAGAAGCGATTGACAGACAAAAGACACTGGATGCTGAGCGAATCTTAAGTGCGACAACCTTTAAAACGATCTGTCATGATGGCAGCCAGAATTGTCACGAAGAATTAGACCGACTTATTGGGCTGCAGAATGTAAAAGACAGAATCCACGAAATGGAAGCGAGAATGGATTACGAAAAGAAAGCAGAATCTGATAATAAAGACAAACATAAACGGCGTAAAAATAACAGAACTCAGACATTAAGTTCCATGCACATGATGTTTTATGGAAAACCTGGAACCGGAAAGACAACAGTAGCCAGAATCATGACTGGATTGTTATACGAATATGGGTATATCCGGAAGAATCAATGCGTGGAGATCGATGGTAACTTCTTTAATGGATTATCTGTTGGTGAGAGCAGTAAGAGAGCAAACATGCTGATCACGAAAAGTCTGGGCGGCGTAATATTTATTGATGAAGCTTATGCATTACTTTCAAACGGCGGCGGACAGGAAGTAATCGCAACAATTGTAAAAGCAATGGAAGACCACAGAGACGAAATTGTATTCATTTTTGCCGGATACGAAAAGGAAATGGAAAAACTTGTGCGAAGTAATCCAGGTATTGAATCCCGTATCAAATATCATTTACATTTTGAGGAATATAATCTTGGTGAACTAAAACAGATCTTTAAAGAAATGGCTCATGAAAAGAATCTTCTTGTTTCTGAAAAACTACTGGATGCGTTCTCTAATGAAATCATGTACAAAAAGAGTCAGCCAGACTTCGGTAACGCAAGAACGGTACGAAATATGCTTGATACGATCATAGATAAGCATGCAGTGAATCTGAGAAATGGTTCGCTCCCGGAAGCTGACCGGTATAAATTAAAAGCATGCGATTTTTAAGAAAAAGAGAAAGGATGAGGAAAAGAATATTAGTCTAATTAATTTCTTATCCTTATCCTCAATTCGTTTAGCACATATTTAGGATAACATAAATAAAAGACATTCAAGGAGGAATTAAAATGGCAACTATGGAATTACCGAATCTTAAAACGCTCGTGGAGAAAACAGACAAAGGAACACTTAATGTATGGTTTAAGTATGCAAATGTTTCAGAGTCGTTTGTAACCATGATGAGAAACACAATGGAGTCTAAGATTTATGATGTGAACATCAAAGGAATCGCTGGAAAACCAATTGAGCTTCCGAAAGATGAAGTGAGTAATCTGATCACAACTTTGATTGATACTGTTCGGATGCTGGATAAGGAATCCGCATTAGCGTTTATCAAAGCAAATCAGAGTAGAACGGATTCAATTGGGTACATCCCACTACTTTGGGCGGCTGCAAAATATGCTGGCATCCCAGATGAAGCAGTAGCACAGAACATAAATAACAATCCAGGATGCGAAAAACCTATGTACGAAAGTCTCGTGCAGCAGTTTGCGATTCCGATTGCTTAGAACATTGCGTAAACAAAACAAAGAGTCATCGAACAGGATGGCTCTTTTCTTTGTTTGCGCGCCATGGGCGCGCTCTAACGGGTGTAAGTCCCGAACATGCCCAGGTAGTGGGAAATGTATAG